CGACTTCCGAGTCGAGTATTACATCCCGTTCACGGACAACCTTTTCACCAACCAAGCAGCAGCAGCTTAGTAACCTCAGCCCATAGAGAGGCCGCACCGATATGATCATCCCGAACCACGTAGCGAATTACTCAATCTTCAAGGACGGCCGCCGTCTGATCGGTCTGGCGGACGTGATACTTAGCCACCTGCAAAATCTTACTGATCCTCTGAAGGGGAGCGGCATCTTCGGCGAGATCGACGTGCCCATTCAGGCGCATTTCCAACCCGCCACGGTCACCCTTAATTGGTTGACCATCACGGACGATGCCGTGTTCGCCACCATTCAGGACGGCGCGCAATTGGATGCTTGGTCAGCAGTCCAACAGCATGACAGCGCGACCGGCAAGATCATCCATGAAGGCTGGCGTTTCGTCATGACTACGCTCCCTAAGAGCTTCAATTTGGGCAAGCTCGAAGTTGGAACCAAAGGCGAGGCCGTCAGCGAGTATGAACTCGTCGGCATTCGCGTTCTTCACGACGACAACGTGATGTTCGAGATGAACAAGGAAAATGCTGTCTGCCGGTGGAGCGACGGGGTTCAGTTGATCGACAACGGTCAGGAGATTAGACAACTCATCGGCTTGTAACGAGTTGCACCACCGTGTAAGGAGGTCGCATGGATAAAACTCTACTTCAAAGCCGGACTCCGACAGCGGAGATGCACGAAACTAATAACGACGGGCAATCCGTCGAGCGGCATTATCGCGACCTTGAAATCGCCGCGCCGTTATTGCCGCTAAGGATGAAGATCGATCCGCCGCTGGAATACGACGGCGAAAAATACTCGGAGTTGATCTTCGATTTTGACGACATGGTGGGCAAAGACTTCCAACGAGCCGAGCGCGAGTTCAACAAACTGTATAAACCCGAGCGCGATGAAATGGTGCTGCCGGAGATGAAACATCTGTATCACTCAATCATCGCAGCTCATCGCGCCAACGTTCCGCTAGGGGTGATATTGAAGCTGCCGCGGCGTTATTACACGCCTCTGAGGGTTGAAGTCCTAAAAGCCTGTGGCAGCTCGCCGGACGAGGACAAAGCGTAACTGCTCTCCTGCGCTCCATAGCGATGCGGCTGGCCCGAGCCGGTTGCGGGGGTGTTGATTACTGGATGGGGCTGCCGATAAACGAACTGGCTGACTATGTGAAGGAACTGGGTGACCAACTGAAGGCGGATAAAGGATGACGGAGGTGATGATGATTGGCTGAAGCTGCGCATAGGCAATATACGGCGATTTTCGCGGTAGGCGGCAAGCTCCTCGGCTCGTTCAAAGGAACGATGGTCGCGGCGGAAGCGCGCCTGCAACGGCTGCGGACTGCAGCGGTGAGTTTCGGAAAAACTATGCTGAAAATAGCGGGCGCATTCGGCGGTCTCGGAGCCGTATTCGCCGGCCTCGGCATAAGCAAGATGCTGAGTTCACTTTTCAGTGGCGCGACTGAAGCGGCCGAAGCGTTCGAAAGGCAGACCAAGATCATCCAGTTCACCCTGCTTCGGAATAACAAAATCATGGCGGCTGGGCACGGCGACATGAAGAAATCGCTGGCATTCGCCAAGGCGCAAGAAGAACTGATCGTCAAGCATAACGAGCATCTGGCAGAGCAGGGAGTTTTATCCGAGCGAGTGCTTAACGCCATGGCAGCCCAGATGGCGACACTGGGCGTTCCGCCCCGGCAGATCATGCAGGCCACTAACGCTATGGCCGATCTGTTGGTCGCTACCAAAGGCGTGAGCGCGAGCGAAGAAGAAGCAACTTCGATGGCCACTCTATTGACCCGCGCCATCATGAAGGGAAAACCGACACGAGCACTGGAAAAACTCGGCATCTTTTTGCCGAAGGACTGGGGCAAGCAATATGCCACGTTTCAGCAACGGTTCGATAACATCATCAAGCGATTGGCGTGGGCCAAAGGCCGGAATTTGGACGAAGTTCTAACTCCGCTCGGTCGCATCCAAAAGATGCGCAATGAATTGGAGCGCACCCGCAAGGAGATCGGAGAACAGATGTTACCGATCCAAGCGAAAATGGCGGACATGTGGAGAACGGCGTTGCCCGAAATCAAGCCGGTGATTTTAGACGCGATCAATCTGCTCGGGAAAGGCGTCGATTACGTCGTAAGACAGGGCCGGGAAATGATGAAGGTCCTGCAAGGCCCTAAAGCCGGTCAAGCATGGAGTGATTTGCTTCAAAACGTAAGAGACTTGGGAGCGGCGTTCGGATTAGCGCTGCCTAAAGGCAAATCGCTGGGGAAATGGCTGGGCGAAGAACTAGTAAAGTCGCTCGGGGACGTGAATAAGATGCTGGGGAGCGACATCGAAGACATCAAGCGATTCAAGGACGGCATCGACTTGCTGACTAAGGCTGTCGAAGGCTTTCTGCCGAAGCTTCGTGAGTGGTTGCAATATTACGGTTTCGCGGCGGTCCCGCCATCGCCGCCTGCGACGTTGATGACGACCACTCCGTTACCTCCCGGCGTTCGAGCGGCTGCTGCTTACGGCGGCGGCGCCCGAGTCCCTGCCAGCGCACCGGCAACGCAGCGTGCGGTCGGAGGCAGCGCCGGAGTCCGGCAAGGCGATGTAGACCAAGCCGCTGACGCTTTAGGGTTGCCACCAGGCTTTGCAAGCGGCGGAATAGCCATGCAGCCGCAGATCACGACCGTAGCTGAGCGCGGTCCCGAAGCGATCATCCCGCTGACCAGACTGGCATCTACCGTATCACGGTTGTGGTCCATGAGTCCGCAAGCCAAACTTCGGGCCGACTATTCCGACACCCCGCGTCTCGCCTCTCCTACCGCATCGAGAATAGTCAGCACGACGACTGCACCGGTCCAGCACATCAATTTTTCGCCTTCGATCACCATCAACGGCAACGCGACTGAGCCCGAGCAGAGAGCCATGGATGCCCGTCTGCGGCTGCTCGCGAATGATTTTATCAAACGATTCACCGCTGCCCAATATCAAGAACGCAGACTGAGCTACGAAGGAGGCTACGGCTGATGGTCTCGCTGACGGATACCGTGATGACCGAGTTACCGCCCGGTGCTGGTATTTACGTGTCGGTTCAAGGCGACTGGTGGGACACCATCGCGGTCAAGGTCTACGGGATGAAACGCGGTAATGAAAACCTCATGTATCGGCTCCTTGAAGCTAACTACGTGCTGCGAACGATCTCGCATTTTCCGGCTGGCGTGACGGTAATCGTGCCCCAGATCGACGCTGCAACCGAAATTCCGCTCGTGCCTTGGAAAAAGGCACTGCAACTCGCCTCATGATTACCCCGGTTCGCATCGCCAGACCCTCGCTCATCCTGAACGGGCAGGATTTCTTCAACCAGTTGTCGCCGTATTTCCTCAATATGAGCTACACCGACAACTGCGATGGGCAAAAGGCCGACGATTTCCATCTGCAGCTAGCAGATCGCGACATGAGATTCATCAGCGACTGGATGCCGGACAAGGGCGCATTCATCGACGTGTCGATCGTCACTGAGCGCTGGTTCGCGCCGAATGCTGCTGGTCTGTCACTAGACTGCGGCCGGTTCTGGATCGACGCGATAGAGTTCGAGCTACCGCAACATACCGTCTCGATCAAGGCCCAGTCGATCCCGACCGACGCGCACATCAAGGCTAGCAACGAGACTCGCGGTTGGGATGATACGACGTTGAAGGATATTGCCAGCCAGATCGCCGGTGAAAACAATATGACCATCGATTACCGGAGCGATTTCAACCCGCGCTACGCCCGAGTCGAACAGACCGAGCAGAGCGGCCTTGAGTTTTTGAGGCATCGCGCCACGGATGCCAAGCTCTCGATCAAAGTATGTCGCGGGCAGATCATCTTTTACGACGAACAAACGCTGGAAGCGACAGCCCCGGCGTTCACGATAGTCTACGGCAGCGCGCCGGGTGGGCTCGGCCAATCCACTTACCGGATTAAATCTGCTCATTTCACGACAAAGCTGACCGACACCACCAAAAAAGCCACGGTGTCGCACAACAGTCCCGAGACCGGCAAGAACACCAAGGAGGTTTACACGGCTCAGGACTACACTGATGGCGTCGACGCGTGGAACCAGAACGTCAACGAGGGCACGGACGGTAAGGACGAAGAGGATGAGGGTGACGATGGTAACGGAGGTGGCGGACGCAGAAGCATTACGCCACGCGACAGCATCGAGCCAGTCGGTGATTGGAACAATCCGGAAGGCGATGCCGGCACGCAGCGCAAAGCTAAATCGGTAGTGCGCGACGCGAACAAGGACAAAGAAACAGCAGACATAGAGCTATCATTGGGAAACCCGCTGGTGGCGGCAGGAATGACTTTTAATCTGTCTGGATTCGGTAAATACGACGGGGCGTGGTTTATCGAGAGCGCTGAGCACACGGTTGCTCCAATTTACGAGACCAAGCTTAACGCCCGACGTTGTTTAACCGGCTATTGAATCATGGCGTTGAAAAACTTATTCGCCGATACCGACTCGCAGCGCGGTAAAGATTCGCGCTTCAAGAACGCGGTGGTGATCGGGCGGGTAGCTAAGGTCGAGTGTGACGATAAGCATGCCAACATTCGCGCCATCCTGCCGGATCGGCTTGATCATAACGGCACGCCGCTCGTGACGAAATCTGTCCCTGTCTTGCAGGTAGCTTCTACAGCCAAGCGAAGTTATTCGGTCCCCAGAATCGGCACGCCGGTGGCGCTCATTAAGCTACCGAACGGCACCAGTGACTATCTAGTCGTCGGGAGTTTCTACACGGTGAATGATCCGCCGCCTGTCAGCGATCCGATGCTCGACTACGTGATTTACGATGACGGATCGACGATGCAGTTCGATGCTAGCAGTGGTGAACTGACTTGGCGTTTGAAGGGCAAAATGGATGAGCAGAGCGAAAAAGAAATCATCATCAAGTCGAGCGGCGATAAGGTGACAGTCGAAGGCAACGGGGACGTGCTCGTTAAGAGCGACGGCGGACAAGTCACTGTAGAAGGCAGCGGCCAAGTCACCATCAAAAGTGACAGCGGCCAAATAACGATCCAGTCGACCACGATCAACTTAGTTGGCAACGTCATTCACACAGG